TAACAAAGTTAGGTTTGTATGACAAGTGTGTAGCAATTTTTAAAAAGCATTCACCTATGTAATTTGTGACCCTTGGTCTTGGTTTCTCTTGTTCTTTTGCCAGGATAACTTTATTACGATACTCAGTAATAGCAGCAAGAAACTCTTTGTTATTTACATAGTACTCTTTGTTTTTGGTCCTTGTCATTTTACTTTTTTATTCTTGATACTAGTATACTCGATTGAAGACATTTTGTCAACCTGACCAAGGGGCTTGACAAAACCTCAGAAACTCAGTACAATAACTCTGTAAGGGTTCAAAAGATAACTGTATCTATTAGCTTCTCTTGAATAAAGATTCTAGATTTTTTTTGACTTCATCTACACTACCCACATAACCATTGTTTTTTAGTTTATTGGGTTTTACATTAATTTCATCATGATCATCATCTTCTTCAGTATCTTCTATATTACTAATGTAAAAGTTCTTTATTCTTTCATCTAGTTCTGACATTGTAACTACTTGATCCATCTTGATAATGAAGATATCATCATAAGATGATCTAATCCATTCTTTTAAAATAAAACCATCAACATTCTTTCCACGTTTATTTTTCTTATAGTTTTCAACAACCATAGGATTTTCTACTAGTAAAGAATCTTCTTCAGGTAAATAACATACCTTTGCTACAAGTTCTTCACCAGTAGATAATTTTATTGTTGTATAAAATTCTTCTTCCATATTACTTTCTTAGATCTATTTTTACTTTTTCATATTTAAAATTCTCTTCTTGATAGATCTTCACTCGTTCGTATAGATGTCTTAAAGTGTAATTAGATCTTGTTTCGTTAGAGATGTCATCAGCAATATCATAAAGTGTTGCGATGTCTTTACCTTCTCCCTTCCTCAGGACTCTACCAATTGATTGTAGGTTACGAACTCTTGACTTGGAAGGTGATGCGAAAATAATATTGTGTAATCGTTTGATGTTAATACCAGTAGAGAAAGTTCCGTAAGAAGCAATAATAATTGCATTGCTTTCCTTCTCAGCAATTTCTCGAACTTCTTCTCTGGAATCTACATCAACTGAACCATGGACGAAGAATACTTTTCTATCGTCCTCTACCACATTATTTATCATTTCATAAAGTGGTTCACCATGCTTCTCGACATAGTTGAATAGAACCAATGTATTGCCATCTAAATCTTTAACTAGATTTTTGATGAGGTTGTTTCTCTTTTGACATGTAACGATATACTCCATCTCTGCATGGTAGTCTTCAAAGAACTGGTACTCATGCTTACACATAAGGATCTTGATTCTCAAATTAGATAAGTATCCTTTCTTAATTAGATCATCAGTCTTGGTAACCTTCTCACAGGCACCGAAGAGACCCTCCAGTACCCACTTATGAGTCTTGCTACCATCTAGTGTACCTGTAAACCCAAAGCGGTACTTAGCGTTGTGTAACTTGGTCATGATGCCTGTCAGACTCTTCGACTTAAATAGATGTGCTTCATCACCGATAACACACTCAATGTCATCAAAGTATCTTTTTGGGAATTTATAGATTGATTGCCAAGTTGAAATAACAACTGGTTTATCCGTATTTTTATCTTTGCCCGAATAAATGGTGTGACAATAGTCTTCGGCATTCCATCCATAGTCTTTAAAATCTTTTACCATCTGTTCTACTAGAGATGTAGTAGGAACAATTAATAGAATTTTTTTCTGTGTTGCGACATAGTATCTAACGATACTGTAGATCATTAATGACTTACCAGATCCTGTAGGGGATACAAATAATCCTCTATTGTTTTTTAGTGCTTGATAAACTGTACTATATTGATAATCTCTAGGTTGATACTTAGAGATCTTATCCATAAAAACTTTTACACCACCACGGGATACAAAATTATTAGATTCCTGTGCGTCACCATACCATTCATTTTCTTCATACGAGATACTATATTTTTTTTCTGATGCCCATACTTTAAGGTGATTTAATAACCCACCATAAAGTTCACCTGTACCTGGAGAGTACAAGCGAATCATTCCATCCCAATACCTAAATCTAGGTTGTCGTTTTAAAAATTTTGCTTCTGGTAATTCAAAAGAAAAGTAATCCGAAAGTTCGTGATGAATGTGAGGTTCTGACCTGAGAGTAAGGTAAACCTCGTTCTTTTTTTTAATTACAATGTCGGACATTAGTTTCCATTAATAAATCGCTCCCATTCAATAGCGTTTTTCACATGATAATTGCGAGCAGAGACTTGCTTTAGTACATGATCAAGATAATTGAGCATCATATCAATGTACTTAACTTTTGCTTCAATGTTAATGACTTCCTCATCAGCATCGAGATAGACTCTCATCTTTTCACTTGTTTTAATACTAGACCCAAAAGGTTTTTCGGCATAAGTTTTAGCATCTGCTTCACCGCCGTAATACTCTCGTTTTTCCTTTATAGTTTTTCTCAGTTCAAATTCTAGACTAGTCTTTACCTGTGAAAGATCCGTGTAATGGTTTAAGTATTTATTATGCAAGAAAGGGATCTCCATGGAGATCTTTCCTAGGTCGGTAGTATATTGTTTGTTACGAAATTCATGTTCAACGTAACTATCTTCTTTCCAATCAGTTTTTATACGTTCAAAAAGATTATGTAGTTTCTCAAAATTCATGTAATATTGTTAATGTTAAACTCAGTATACTTGAAGGTTGCCTGTGCTGTAAAGTACTCTTGATCAGATTGAGTAGCATCGAATGTTAATCCGGTAAGTGATACTGGAAACAAACGCTCGAAGTTAATAGCGTGAGATATATTATAGTGTGATGATGTGATAAACAACTGCCCTTGAGAGAATTCTATCTCATCGCTAGAATGCCCCTCAGACCCTCCGTTTTTTCTAATCCAGTTATGTATGCTTTTATAGTTTATGAGGTCTTCATCGACTATAAACTGCAGATTGAGGTCACCATAAGTAACACCACCACCAGGAGTTACTGGAAAATTTCTAAAGCGTGTCGCCACTTCAGTGAATGGCATTTGAATTTCAGGGATGCCTGCCGATTGGCAGAAAAAATCTACCCCTGAAAAGATTTCCAATTTTAATTGGAATCCTAACGGAGATAGATAATTTCTATTTGTTGGTTGTTCTTTATACCAATTAGCAGCCATAGTATGTCAGCTCCCAAGCAATACTATTTAGTCAGTCAGTCCAATCTTCAATTTCATAAAGGGGACAAGGTTCTTCCATCAGTAAATCATTTTTTACTTTAGCAATTCTTTCTTTGAGGTGCTGATTATCATCAAGCAAATCGTCAATAAAATCTAGATCTTTCATTGTCTGTATTCTTGTAATACTTTAAGGACTTCATTATAGGCATAATGAGCACCGTCTGTCCATTGTCCAGTTTTAGATGTATGCTTACTGCTTTCGTAAAGTTCTGTCTTCAATTTATATAGTCTTGCCAACATATCAACTTTCAGCATTGTGCTTCTAGGCATGGTTCATATTCATATTACATCTATTTAATAAAAAAGGGGACCCCGTTGGGATCCCCTGACAATCTATGTGAATTGGATCACATGAGGTTCGTAACTTGTACTCTTCTGTAGTACATGTTGGTGTTGGCGGTGAGAGTCTCTCCGTCAGGTGTTCCGTTGTACAATCCGTTAGTGGTAACGAAAGGATTGCTGACCATGCCGTAACGAGTCTTGAAACCAATTTTTGGTTGGAAGTTGTTAGGATCGATCGAGCGAACCATTTGAAGGGGAACGTATGGGCAGTAGAATAGTCCTGCGTCATAAGGTGAGGTTCCCTTGTAACCTACGACATAGTAGTGCTTGTCGCTAAGGTTAGCAGAGTAAGGATCAACATAGACCTTGATGCGACCATTGATGGTGCCAACAGCGAGGTTACCAGTGTCATCAACTTCACCGATGGAAGGACCACCAGCACCGCTGAGTCCGCTGCTGTAGTCAAGTACGCCTGCCATTGCAAGTGCAGAAGCAACGTCAGCAGAACAGATCAGGAAGTTGCCCTTTCCTCTACGAGTGTCTTGTGCAATTGCATTGCAGTCGCGCTCGATTTGGAAAAGAAGTCCTTTGAATTTCTCAACGGACCAACGACCATTGCTGTCAACGTCAAGGTCAAAGATACCAGCGTTAGCAACGTTGTTTGCAGCACCAGGCTTAGCAACGCTGTATACGCGACGGACGACTTCGCGGTTGATTTCTGCAAGGACTTCGCTAGACAAGATGTTAGCAAGTTCCTGCTCAGCATCAAGACCATGAATTGCCTTAAGGTCTTGTGCCAGTTCCAAGGTGTATTCTGCTTTCAAAGCTCTGGACTTAGCAGTCACAGAAGTCTTCTCAATGCTGAATGACATCTCGCGGAAGAGTTTGCCAGCATCGCCAGCTTGCTCTAGGTTCTCGCGAGAGAATCCTTGGGGAACCTCGTAGGTGCCAGGTGAAGAATCGTTGAGGAGAGCAGGGTTGTTACCTTCTGCGTCGCCACCAACACCAGCGCCCGTTCTAGGGGTGTAAGCACCAGCACTAGCGTCGAGACCAGCAGTGAAGCCAGCGTCGGGCTCGTTGAACAATGCTTCTTCGCCGCCTTGGTTCTCGTAGCGTGAACGCATTGCGAAGATGAGTCCAGTAGGACCGCTCATGGGTTGAACGCCACAAACGTCATATGCCATCAAGTTAGGCATTGCGCGGCGAACAAGACTGATCAGTACAGGGTCGAAACCTGCCAAACCAGCAGTGTTAGCAGATCCGAGTGCCGAACCACCGGGGGAGATGGTGCCAGCGCCGAGGCTGTTGACTGCTACTTCATTAAGCATTCCACGCTCTTCGCGTAGGAAGCGTTCTTGGTTTTCCAGGAGGACGGAGGTCACTGCCTTCTTGTAACGATCAGCAATAGGATTTGCCATTTCGTTATTGAGAACAGGTGACCACTTTTCCTGGAGATGTTCTGCGTTAAACATTTTGTCTCCGAATTTTTTAATAGGAATTGTGGATAGAATTATTTAGTGAATCACTGATTCCAGCGGTTCATTGCATTAATGTATTGCGCCATTGCAGGCGAAACATCATCAGTGCTACCTTCTACTGGGGTTTCATCAGCAACGTCTGCTTTGATAACCGACTCCTTAATGAAGTACGATTCTTTGATAGTGTTGAGTTTCTTAGAAAATTCTTCTTCAGTTGTAAACTCTACTCCATCTGCAAGAGATGCTAACTTTTCTTTCTGAGTATCGGCAAGTCCTTCGGAAACTACGTTTACGATTACTTGCTTACTGGACTCATTAAGACGATTTTGAAGTTCAATATTGCGCTTAACCTGTTCGTCAAGACGCTCCTCCATTTTACAAAGGTCTTCAGTTACTCCTTCGAGAACGTCTACTTTCTCATCGGGAATACTGATGTAGTGCTCTTCAAAGAGATTCTTCAGACCTACAATGAAGTCCTCGGTAATCTCATTTCTGATGCCACGATCAACAGATACTTGATTTTCTTCAAGCCACTTGGTGACCGCATAGTTCATGGTTCCGTTAACGTCTTCAGCAAGTTCTTTCTTAGAAAGTTCTACTGCTTCATTAACTTGTGCTGCAAAACCTTCTTCTAGTTTCGCCCACTCTTCGTTGAGGCGAGAAGTTACAGCAGCTTCAAAGATTGTTTTTGCCTTATCAGCAAATTCTTCTGAGAGCTCGGTGCCTTCAGTTAGTGCAGCAACGTCTGCACTCATGTCTACCGATTCAAACTTGGGTTTGATCGGATAAGTTACGCTTCCACCCATCTTAGTTCCATAAGCAATTTCTGCGCCGAAAGAAGGAGCAGTGCCATTGGGAAGATCGGTGTTGCTAGCGCCACGATTAGGTTCGCCAGAAACGCCACCCGAAATAGGAGCAGCTGCCTTAGCACCTGGATTCTCATCTCCATCCTCATCATGTTCGTGAGGAGTGGTGGTTACACTGTTGACTTCTTGTGGTGCTGCCTGACCAATAGCAACTCCTGGTTGAATAGGTGCAGCATGACCAGTAGCACCTTCTCCAGCAGATGCTTTCGCATTTACTGCAGTGTTTGATTGTCCTGTAGCAGCAGCATCGCCAGGGAGCACAGCAGCAGTCACTGTTGGCATTGGATCTTGTCCTGCCTCAGCGAGGACAGATGCATGCTCAGTGGCAAACTCCCCAAACTTTTCGTTAAGCATATCTGACATTTGAGTTTTCCCGTGTACGTTATTTTTATCTATGTTTATTTATTGATTTATTAATTTAGAGTGCGGAAATGAAACGCTCAAATGCTTTGAGTGTCGCTTCCTCTAATTCCAATCTATTAGAAGAGTCTAAAGATGTTTTAATTTCTTGGATATGCTTCTCCTTAAGGAGACCATTATCCCAGACCCATTCTTTACCTTCCATAATACCATTAACAAATGCATCAGGCGCGGAAGGATCTGCAACGATATCTGCTGCAGTAGCAAGCATGAAATCGTCCATTACATAAGAAGCACTTTCTTGGCGATCGATGCTTCCCATGCCTCTAGAAGAAACTCCTAGTTTAACTCCTTCACCAAGAAGAGATTTCGCAATATTACCCATTGGGGTATCAAGAATTTGCGCTTTGCCAATGAAGTTAGATCCTTCTGCTTTAAGTGATGTGATTCTATGTGAAACACGATCAAGATTTACAGTAGGACCATCGGGGTGTCCGAGTTCTCCTAGAGCACGTCCCTTAGTAACATACTCTTCATTGTAACGACCTACTTCTTTTTCCAATACGGAAAAAGGGTAGATCCTGCCGTTGCGATTCTTAATTTCTGATTGCAAGAAAACACCTTCGATATACAGGTGCTTTTTGCCATCCTTCTCTTCGGAAAGAATCTGGATATCTTCGATGTTTTCTGTGATTAATCTCATTCTTCTTCTGGTGATGGTTCGTCAAAGAAAGTATTTGCCACTACTTTTTTGTAGTCGTCCATATTCTGAGATGCTTTCGCATACAGAATGTCGGAGATTTTATCAAGAGCATCAGCTCTTTTTTTATCTCCGATCATATTAACAATGTCCAATACTTCGGACTCTAATGGTGGTTGATCACTCATAATTAATTATTAAGTATAAACTATTTATTAGAATTATTATTTTGTTTTGGTGGAGCGGACTTTAACTTCTTAATTTCTCGCTCTGCCGCAGCATCTGCTTCCGCAGATTGTAGTTCAGGTTGGAATGCTTTATTCTGTTGTTCCATGTCTGTGAGCATGTTAACTTGAACAGGATCAATAGCAAGACCACTCTCAATATCAACTTTCATCTGCTTGTCAATTTCCTTATACTCCATCTCAGTTTGCTTGAGAATATGGCGACGGATGTATTCAGTAGAGAAATACTTACCAACAAAAGGATCCATTTGTGTTACAAGAGTGATGCGTTGCATCTGCATCTCTTGTTCCTTAAGTTCATTGAAATGATTATCAAACAGGAAGTCATATTGGATATGCTCTTCCATGTCATCCCAATCTTCAGGTGTAATTACACCCTTCAGAATCAATTGTGTCTTAAGAATATCATGAAATAATTGAGCAAAACGCTTGCGTAAGCGACCAATGAACTTAGTAAACTTCAGTTCGTCACGCAAGATCTCAGTAGATTTACCAAGATTAAAAGCTTTATTGTCGTCAGTGAGACGAGAAGGAGGCAGATTAAGAGAGTTGTATAATTTCTTCTTAAAATACTCCACATCCTTGAGTTCTCCAAGATTTTGTCCTCCGGGGAGAGTAGTTATTTCAGTACCACGTCCACCCTCTCTACGAGGTAACCAGAAATCTTCTAGCATACTCATGTGTTTTTTATCATCACGAATCTCACCAGTTTGTGCATCATACACAAGTTTGTTACGATAACGTGCCATGACATCACGAAGATATTGTTCTGCCTTTACTTTAGGCAAATTACCAACATCAATGTAGAAAATTCTACGTTCAGGTGCGCGAGACAATCTGTAAATAACCAGAGAGTCTTCGATCATTCTTAATTGATTGAGTGACTTAATTGCTTTATGTAAGAAACTCAATCCCATTTTCTTGTTGAGATCCATCAATCCAGAAGTTGATTGTGCAATAGCATCTGCAGCAATCTTAACACCTTCTGAATTTGTCCAATCCATCGCTCCAGTAACGGATGGAGTTGAACCAGCAAATCCTTTGGGATTGTAAATATAAAATTCTATATAATCGCCATAGTCATATGCAAGTGCAGATCCTTTCTCCGCTTCAACTTTATTAGGATCTGTTGCTTTTAACTTATGTCTTACTTTTCTAATTTTAAGAGTATCAATATAACGAAGTTCTAGAATTCCTTTCTTGGGAGCATCCAAATCAATTACTTTGTGGTAATGACACTTACCATCTACATACCAATTTCTAATAATTTCATGTGCATTAATATTGAAATCCATCATGCGTAAGATGTGATCAAACTCATCACGCATTTTTCTTTTGACACCTGCACCAATTTCAAGATTTTGTAGATTAATTTCTACAGGTTTATCATCACCATCATTAACAACAAACTCATTTACAATTTCATCGATAGCAGAATCGCATTCTGGATGCAATGACATATCACGATATCTACGAATGAGTTCATACTCATTTCGTGAATTTTGACCACCAGATGTATCAACATATGTACCAAAATATCCGCCAGCAACAGTGCTAACGGATGCCTCATTATTAGGAGGGACGGGGGATTGCCCCGTTTGTCCCTCCTTTTTATTGATCATAAAACCAAATAGTTGACTCATCAGTTAAAAATAAATCTTTTCCTAGATCTATTTATCAACCTTGGACTAAGCGAGAATCGCCAACACCTTGCTTGACGCCAGATGCTCCATTCTGTGTTTCACCCGAAACAACATTCCAATATGTGTATTGGAACTCAACTGTGAATTCTTCAATCTGATCATTGCTGTCGTAAGCAAGATCAATCTGAGAAACATTAGTTGGGAATGCATAGTGTAGATTGTACTGACGTAGAACTTCGCCAGACTCAGAAGCATTCTTTTCAAGTTGCTTAACTTTGAGCAATCTTGAATAACCATCTGTTTCGGATGGTGTGAATAGAGGAGCGTTGTTTGCTTCGTGACTATTGATTGTTGCCAACCACTGCTCAAAGTAAGCGCGGATCTTCATTTCCTTATCGTTAGTGAAGGTTGCAGTCCATGTATCGAAGGTGCGATCACCAGCGATTTTAACTGTTCTTCCACGGAAAGGAACTTCGATTACACCCAAATTTGATGCAGGGAGAGCAGCAGACTTGCAAAGCAAATTGATCATGTCAGCATCTCCACCAGCTCCTTCTACTTCAGTAGGAAAAGCGATATCAACGATGAACATATTGGGCTTTACGCCCTGACCAATTTCTTGAATAAAATTGCTTAATTTAGTTGCCATTTGTTTCTTTTAACCTCGATTGATGTTTGTGATGGGTTTTAATAATCAACGACCTACAACTTCACTGAAGGAAACTCCAGTCTTAGTAGCGGTAAATGTAACTGTAATGAAGTTAATCGAACGAGTTGGTTTTACATAAATTTCAGCAACGAATTCGTTACGATCAATAACGTCAGGAGTGTTGTTTGATTCATCACAAACAACTAGATAATCAGTAACACCTCTTCTTGCCTGAACTTCAGATAGATATGAATTCAATGCACTAGCAAAACCAGATCTGGTAGTAGCATCATTGAGTTCAAACAGAACTCCTTCAGCAAGAACACGAGCTCTCTTCTCAAGGTTGAGGAAGAGACGGCGAACGTTGATACGATCGAATGCAGAAGGTGCTGCAAGTGCAGTCTTATCACCAAACAATACTGTTCCTTGACCTTTCAAGGAAGTAACTGGGTTGATGCGTGATTGATAAAGTTCGTCTCTATCTGCTTTGTTAGGATTGTATGCCATCTTAACAGCGTTAAGAATGCCACCACGATTCAAACCAGCAGGTGAATACCAGTCTTCTTGAACGTTAGATGTTTGAACGCATAGACCAGCAATGTCTCCGTTACATGGGATGTAACGATACTTGTCGCTGAAGCGATCATAAACATACTTGTATCCACTATCAAAGACTGCATAAGATGTAGATGCAAGACCATCAAAGAAAGCAATTGTGTTTTCTTTTTGCTGAATTGATGTTAGAGCAGTGTTACCACTTGATGCAATTTGATTTGCTTTGTGTGGGGATACAAAAGCGACACAATCTTTGCGACCATCAGCAATAGCAAGAACTTTAGTTGCTTTTGCTTTAGTGTCAGTTTCAGATGCCATTGAACCGCCCATCAGGACGAAATCAATATCAGTTTCTTCGGTGTCTAAGAACAGATCCATCGCACCCTGGAATTCTCCAGTTGTGTAAAGGTAATCATCTGCTCCATTTTCCAGTTGATCCTCAAAAGAACCTACTCTTGCAACAGCGCCAGTTACATCGGTGGTTGCTTGATCCCATGCTTCACCAGTCATGTTTGCATCAGTTGTTGGTGATGTACCAACAAACATGAATTTAGAGAAAGTATTAACTACACTCTTGTAGTAAATATTTGCATTTTCATCGCTAGTAGCATCAGTAATTTTAGAAAGATATGTAAATCTTTCTAAAATCGTGTTAGCAGATCCACTAATTTCTCCAGTGGTATCAATTACCGCGAAGTGAACAGCGTCATCAGAAGCGCCATTGTCTAATGCATGTTGAGTAGAACCAGGACGAGGACCAATTGCACTTAGTTTGATTCCCGTGGATCCAATAGTTGTATTGAGATACCAATCTTTTACTGATTCAAGTGCGATGGTGGATCCACCATCTGTAAATGTGCTAGAGGTTGTTATAGGTGCACTTGTCGTAATAACTAAAGCAGATTGAGATCCTGAAATAACTGTACCGGTAACACCACCACTAAATGCAATGGCATCGCCACGACCAACAGTTGCTGTACTAGGTGCTGACGCAAGATCGATGATATAGTCAGGACCTTTGTCAACGATGACGCCTAGTAATGAGTTACCCCAAGTACCAGCAGATCTGGCAGCAAACTGCTCAGAAGTTCCAGCACCAGCCAACCAATCTTCTTCAGTAGCAATTTTGATTCCTGCTACTCCAGTGGTTGCGTTCAGTACTCCACCATCTGTACGCACAACGGCGAGTCTTCCACCATAATTTAAGAATTCGGATGCTACTAACCAATCTTCAGCATTATTTTCGTTTGGTTGTCCAAACACACTGATTAGTTCTTTCTGTGAATTGATGTTAACGATCTGACCTACTGGTCCCTTAGCAAAAGATGAGGCATGAGCAGCACGAATCTGCAATACACCCGTCACGACAGCATTAGTAAGGTCACGCTCTTTAACTAAAATTCCAGGCGAGACTTGACTTGCCATATTTTTCTCCTTGGTGTGTCCAATTTTAATCTATTATTATTTAGATTTTTGAACTCTTCGAGTGGGGAAACAATGCATGAACCCTTTACCAGTCAGGATATATATCTTTTATTCTTGGGACTGGCCAGTATGGTATGTCTGGTTTATCTTTACTCTTTTTCCTAGATTCAATTACTCTTTTTATAGTGCAATCTTTGCATTCATATGAATATGAGGATTCTAGAGTTTGTGATTTTTTTCTAACCAAATAAAAATCATCTAATAAACTTTTACTTTTATTGCACGTTCTACACACTCTTTCTTTGAGCAATAAATTTTGTAGTTTAAATTGATCATCTAAATCCATCAGTAATTCCACATATACCCAACATCTTCCTGTGTATCTCCATACCACACAGCACCATCAGTAACGAATCCTTCATCTCCTTCTAATCCTGTAGTAATAAATCCGAATGGTGACATGTCTTGTTCAATTTGATTCTTTTGTTCATCGTAGATACGTTGACGAATATCATTGTCAGTCATTTCTTTGAAGTATTCCTGCTGAACCAACCAAGCAAAGATAACCATACACATCACCAAGTCATCATGGAATCCTTCATCAGCTTCAAAGGATTGTTTTTTCTGAATGAATGTAGTTAACTCATTAATAATGTCATAGTCATTAAAGATGAGTTTATCATCTTCTACAATTTGTTTAAGGTTCGCGCATCCAACTTTCTTAACTGTCACACTCATCTTGACTCCAAGTTGTGTCTTGTTACCTGAGAATCCCTGACCAACAATTTGCCCTGCACGTCCTCGCATAGCACACATAAGAACGTTAGGATATTCTAAATCGTAATTTAAAATAGATGCTACTCCATCTCCAACATCATTAACTTCACATAATACCCACGCATTATTATATGCTCTGGCAACATCGTTAATAACATTAGGGAACAACATAGGTTTAACTTCGTTGTTTCTATATTTTCCTACTATCCTGTAGGGAACTGTTGTAATGTCGAATATAATAAAAGCAGAATAGTCTCCACCAACACCGCGACTGACATCAACAGTAAGAAGGTATTCAGATTTGTCCTTTGGTTTCTCATATATGTCTAGTCCTTTATTTTGAGAGATTGGATCTTCAAATGCTAATGCTTTTAATTTTGATGCTGCAATTAAAGTATCAACAGATCCTAAAAATTCGCATTCAAATTCTTGTGTGAACTGACGTTGTGACGTGTTCTTAATTGTTTCTTCTTTCCACTTAGCGTCCCTACCAGGAACCTGTGACCAGTGTACTTCGTGATATGTGTAATCGTTTCTACCATTAACAGCATCCTGCCACATCTTATAGAAGTGGTTCATACCCTGTGGGGTAGAGATAATAATTACTTTTGTTGATTTACCAGAAGTGATAG